ATTACGTCTAGTCCAGCCCCTGCCAAAGGTCTTGAAGGTCTTGAGGCTTTCATAAAATTTCTGCCGGTGCATATGCATTTGTTCTAGTACATAATCTGCATCCATCTTCTTGAGGAGGGCTATACTCTTAGGCCCGATCACCCCATCAGCTTCAGCTCCTATTGCTCGTTGTAAGCACTTGGCCCCTTGTCTGCCGGCATTGACTGCAAAGTCTAGAAGGAAGTATGCCACCCCTGGAGAACTCGCATCTTCTACCATATCGCACCGGTTACGATCCCAGTAATTCTTCTTATATATGGCGATGGCTGTCTCCTCTGTGAGGTCACGCATCTCTTGTTCCGATGCTTCTCTACCTATCCACTTCTCATATACTCTTTTAGTGATACCTTTGTTAGTCATGCCTCCGGGATCTTCAGCCATATTCACAAATCCACCTTCGTGGTGAAGGACTTCCTTTATTGCTATCTCAAATGTCTCAGCCAATTTTAACCTCCATCATTTTTTTCATGCTGGGTTTTTTCTTCTTACCCTTTTGTAGTTTCTTGAAGTCGGCCCCGGTAATCTTGTCTCTGGGTTCTGCGACCATCGCTAATTTTTTTTGTTTGGGAGAGTATTTACTAAATGGCATAGCTTATCCTTTCTTCTTTACTATCTTTGACATTGATGATTTCTTTTTGCCGAGTAGATCCTTATCTGCTTTTCTGGCTCCACCCTTACCGCTGACAAATGATTTCACACGGCCCATAGCCCAGGCTTGTGCTGGTACATTTCTAGATCCGGAGCTGTAGTAGGCTCCCAGTCCTCGTTTGTATACTTTATCTAAGGTGCTTTTTGAGAAACGGCTGGCACCCGGTATGCTGTCATATTTACCCATCAGTCCTTGCTCCTTTGTTTTGATATTAGATCCATCATGCGCGGTGTTAGCTTGCCCTGCTTGTACAGCCTACGAGTTCTAAGTATCTCATTCTCTCGTGCAGACTTATTTTTTACCCCGGCCACATACTTCGTGGGTACTCCCTTCTTTGTTTTTGGAACTGGTGCAAACTTCCTCATGATTTCTTATGCCTCTCTGAAAAGTTTCTCATTGCCTCTTTTGATCCAAAGCCCCAACGTGACATCGCTAGTTTCAGCCGGGTAGGTCTACCCTTCTCATCTTTGAGTGGGCCTTGTACTCCCTTAAATCTGTGAGCAAAATTTATTCTGCGTTGATTGGTTCCGCTCTTGATCGGTGCCTTGAGATTAGATCCCTGGGTTCTTTTGAAATAGTCACGACCCTTTTGTGTGAGGCCACCCTTGGAACTTTTGTGTTCTTTTCTCATTTGGTATCTACCTTCTTGGTCTTATCAAAGCTCCGCATCCCGGCTATACCCAGCATCCCCAGGAGTAGGGGCATCATTACTGTCATGTCTGCTTGTGGTATCGTTACTCCAAAGCCTGCACATATCGGGGAGACTAAATAATTTATGGTGAGGGATAGTCCACATATCCAGCCTATGAACGGCCTCCAAGAACTCTGGAACCAGTTCCCCTTCGCCTCTTCTTTATTGATAGCAAGCTGGGCTAATAGAGCCTCCTGAGCGTGTTTGTCTGCCATCGTTGCCAACTCGTGAGCCAACTTAGCTTTCTGATCTTTATCAACCACAAACTTATCTAGTATGCCCAGCACCGGGCCGGTGAGTGTACTAATCAAACTCATTTGCCATCCTTCATTGCTATAGTATGTGCTTTCGAAAATGACTTCCCGGCAAGCATCTCTTTACGCATAGTAGCCATATGCTTTTTTGTGTGGTGAACGCTATGTTTCTTCATGGTCTTCTCTTGCTGAGGACTTAACATCTTCTTCATGCTTACTGTTTTAGTCATTTGCCTTGGGCCTCCTTACCCATCCAGATTGCGAAACTCCCAGTCAGTGCCCCTACCACTATTGAGCAGAAACCAGACTGTTCTATTGTTGGATCGGGGAGATCCATGTACCACTCGGCTACCCGGTAACTCATAAAGGTAATAGTGATCATCATTATCCTGGGGAGTATCTTCCATTTATCTAATGTCTCCGGTGTCATTCCATTGCCTTCTTTATGCTGTCGAGGACTTCTTTGATGGTCGGCCTCTTTTCTTCGGAGGGATCGTAGTCGCAGACGATTTCTTTTTGGCAGTCTTTCGGGCTGTCGACGAGGATCGTTTCTGTAGTACCGTTGGCTCCACGGTAGACGCAAAAATATTCTTGTAGGTTTCTGCCGGGGCTTTTGTTTTTGACCCTCCGAGCAAGCCGGCAAATAGTCTTGCCACCATTGTCCAAGCGTTTCGTATCAAGTTTATAATCATAGGTTTTCCTTTCGTAGTGTTCAGCCGATTTCACCTCGGTCGAGGAGGACAAGCCCATAAGTGAAATAATAAAGAACGGCACCGCCACCCAGGACAACCGCAGAGATGGCAGAGTACATAATAATTTTTTCTTTGAGTTGTTGTTTGGCATACACTTGCTCCTGCCGTAATTTTCTCAAGCGTCCCTCTTCTGCAAGGAGATCGTCCCAAAAACGAGTTCCCATTTTAAACATGATATAATTCTTTAGTGTCGCTCTCTGATCCTCCAGAGCTTTTTTTGCCTGTATGCTTTCGAATGCCATCTGCTCTATCTGGTTGCCGGACAGTAGCTTTCTAAAGAGGGAAGGGTTCTCAGATTGTTTCTTCAGATTGTCCACATCAGACACCGCACTCATCCAACGATTTAGATCCTTGCTGACACTTTCAATTTCTCTGCCAGCGTCCATAGCTCGCTTGATTGCGTTGAAGGCCGAGGTTGCCGTGCTGACCGCAACTGTTATGGTAGCTGGATCAAACATCTAGGTTTTATAACACTATGGTATTGAAGATTACACCGAAAGAACTGATCACATAGAATGCTGTTATCGATATGACGATCTTTTCTAGCCGGGAAACTCTGCGTTCCATATCCTGGCGAAAGTGATACATATCATTCTTCAGAACACTCAGCTCCATCAGTATTGCATTTATGTCCTGCTTAGTCATCTTAGCTCGGCTTTGTTGGAAAGGTTACAGAAGACATATCCAGAGACCCATTTGCTGATAGCTTTGGTGATGCACTTGCTGGTAAATCCCTCAATGATTGTCTGTAGGTCTTCCAGTTATCCGCAAGAGTTACATCAGAGTTTGCCATCCAGTCTGTCTCAGCTAATAGCCTATCTCTTTCAACTCTAAGCAATCGCATAGGCTCTGCATTGACTAGCTCTGTCTTTTTATCGCTTACAGCTTTCCATGTAGTTCCCCAGTCCTTTGGGTCTGCACTTTCGATACCTGTACCATTTTCGTCTGCTCCCATAATCTTACGAAATCTTTGATTAAACTCTGCTTCTGTAGTTGCGTCAGCACCTCTATAAACCCACTCAGTAATCCCTAAACTTGTTAATGCTGTTGCTATTGTTGTCATTGTTTCTCTCCTTATCCAGCTATTTCTTGACAGTAAATTGTTATACAACCAGAACTACCCCAACCCATATTCCCAGATGTGTTTGTATTTGTTGTGTAAAATAAAGGCTGATAGGTAAGCTGTTGCCCAACTGAATATGTTGGTGTGTCAATAATATCAATACATTGGTTTGACCAATCACCACCACCAGTAAAATTGCTAACCTTTCCACTATTCACATATCCATAAGTACCACCAGCAACACTTCTTCCCATAAAGACTGCTAAGTAAGTTCCACTAGGTGTATATGCTGGATATACTAAACAAGTTCTTATTTTGCTATTTGCTAATTTAGGCGTGATATTACACAAAACGCCATTTCCTACTAGAGTATTTGTGTTTGAGTTTGCAATTGAAATCTGCGTATCATTGACAGATACTATAGCAGTTGTTTGTACAATATGCCCACTAGGCATAGCCACAGTTCCAGCCGTTGTCTTACCCGTAATTGTATCGACTTTGAGTGTACTCATTGGGCAATCTCCTGTAATATGCAAATTATTCCACCATTGTCGGTAGCATGGGGATCACCAGCCCAATAAAAGGTGTTTTGGTCTGTCTTAAAAAAACACTGATAATCTACTTGATTAGTTGTGTTTGGTGAATCTAAAAATTGAGCAGAATGTGGTTCA